GGATGACTTAATTCTCAAAGACGCTGCTACAATCGGTGTTACTAGTTCAACATCTGCTATATCAATTGCTTCTACAGGTATCGTTACTTTGGTCGATGACCTATTACTTAAAGATGCTTGTACTATTGGTACTGCAACGACAGCTGGTGCGATTTCAATTGCTGCTGATGGTACTGTAAACCTTGCAACTGCGGCTGCAACTGTCAATAGTGCAGTAATTAAAACTGTTGGTAAAGAAACTATATGGGTTCCAGCTACTGCTATGTATCCTAGTACAACTAACCCTTGTGCAGATTTAGAACAGGTAGAAACAACTGCATTAAGACCTGATTTAAAATGTCTAGATTTTGCAACAGGAGCAGATGAGTTTGCTCAATTCTCTATTGCTTTTCCAAAATCATGGAATGAAGGTACAGTTACTTTTCAACCATTTTGGACAGTAACAGGTACTAATACAGGAACTGTTGCGTGGCAATTAGGTGGTATTGCAGTTTCTAATGATGACACTATCAACGTAGCATTTGGTACATTAGTTGCAACTACTGCACTTGCACATAGTGGTTCTTCAAATGACTTAATGGTTTCTGTTGAAAGTGGTGCAGTTACAATTTCTGGTTCACCAGCTGCAGCAGATTTATGTTTCTTTCAAATAAATAGAGATGTATCTGCTGACAATCAATCAGGTGACGCTCGTCTTTTAGGTATAAAGTTATTCTTTACAACTGATGCTACGAATGACGCTTAAGGAATAATATAATGAGTTTTGGGACGCAAGTTTTAGGTTTTGGTGGTTTTGCAAGTAGAGGTGTTGCTGCTATTCAATTTTCATTAACTCTTGATGGCTCTAACGATTACGCACACTATACACCAGGCGCAGTTGGAAATAATCAAAAAGGAACATTTTCTGTTTGGGTACTTCGTGGTGCTGTTGGAAGTGTTATGCAGATATTTAATGCCGGTGCTGGCAACGATATCTTTTTTAATGCAGCCAATAAACTTTGTTTTGCAGAATCTAGTGGAGCAAGTTATATAACCACGGCTGCGTATGCTTCTACATCTGCTTGGTATCATATTGTATGGACTTGGGACACTGCTCTTTCAACGGCTGGTAATAGACTAAGATTGTATGTCGATGGATCAGAAGTTACTGACTTTGCAACTGAGACGCATCCTAGTAGACATGATCTTTTTGATTTTGGAACAGCTACTCGACATACTTTAGGTGCTAATGAAGCAAATGGTGAAAAGTTTAATGGTAAAATGGGACAACCCATATATGTTGATGGTGGAACAGGTGCTGCTTCTAACTTTGCTACAGATGATTTACCAATTCTTTACGCTGAAGATATTGCTGCTACTCAAACAATTGCGGTTGGTCAAGGCGTTGGTACTGTAATTGCCAAATCTGGTGCTAATCGAACAGGGGCTCCCTTCGATGGAACCACACCTCAAGCTGCTAATGCCAGTCATTATCACGGAGGAACTGTTAATACATTCTCAGGTAAAGATTTTGGATCAGGTAATACAAAAATTATAAGTCGTTTTGATGTGCGAGGAGGGGCCACATACGATCTTGGACACACTGACCAAGGTGATGCTATGGGTATTAAATTACAAGGTTCCACAGATAATTTTTCTTCTTCAACTGTTGATTTGCTTGACAGTGAGATTACTTTTACTGATGGTGCAAGAGGTTCTCCTATTCGTGGTCAGCACGTTGACGTAAGGTCAGGTTTTCGATATGTAAGAGTGTTAGTAAGATACGTTAGCATCACTGATGTAATCGTTATCGCAGAGATAACTTTTGATGAAGAAAAACCAGCGACTACAGGATACGGCGTAAACGGTTTCCGTTTACAGTTTGAAGATTCCGGTAATCTAGGAACTGATTCTAGTACTAATGGAAACGATTTAACAGAAGTTTCTTTAGCAACTAGTCAACAATCAACGGATACACCATTTACAGAGTAAGGACACCGCATTAAAATGATATACTCATTTGGACTATCTAAAGCTGGAACTCATCTAATTGTACCTACACTAAAAGAAGCTGGGTATGAGATATTTGCTGGTGTTGTTTCTAGAAACGGCGATGTCCACAGCACAGCTGCTCAGAAAAAAACAGACGATGGAATTATTAAAGCTGTTTTGACAGGTAATGTAATTGATTGGCCTGATCCAGAACCAAGGTTGGTTCTGTATGGCCATCCAAAATATACAGATGGTTTTGCAAAGGAATATATTGCAGGGTATAAAGTTATATTTTCTATCCGTGATTTAAGAACACGCTTAATATCTCATTTTCGTTATGAACAACTTCGTATCTGCGATAGATATATATCAGTTGAAGATGGCCTTCCTATTGGATACGAAAATATGTTCAAGACTTGGCTTATGTCACTAGGTAATGAGTATGTTACCGCAACTAATAATTATATTCCTTGGAAAGACTACGAGGGTGTATTATTAATCAAGTTTGAAGAATTGGTGGCAAATAATTCTACCATTTGTTCAAACTTAAATACATTCTTAAATCCAAGAGAAACAAAGTCTGATTATGGTTTAGGCTTGCGTACATCATCAACTTTTACAAAAGCATTAAAAAGTGTAAATGGTAAACAACATGGAACTTTGATGAAACACACCTCAACTTGGGATGATTATACATTTGATTGGTTAGACAAATGGTATACTGACTGTGGATTAAAAGATTTAAATAAAACTCTTGGGTATGATTTGTAAACAGTAAGTCATCATAATAGATAACACAGACTTCCAAACATATAAATATGTAGAAAGGGGAAAATTATGGCAGTACCTTCTACAAAGGCAACTCTTAAAACCTATTGTCTCAGAGCTCTAGGTTCTGGTGTTATAGATATAAATGTTTCTGATGATCAAGTAGATGATCGTTTAGATGAAGCATTGCAATACTTCGCACAATACCACTATGATGGTATTGAGAGAATGTATCTTAAACATCAAATGACTCAGGCAGAACTTGATAGAGGTTTAACAAATGCATCAACTTCTGTAACGGATAAAGCTGATAACACTATTTCTGCTGATTGGTTAGAAGGTAAGGGTTTCATACCTGTACCAGATACGGTTGTTTCTGTTGTAAAAATATTTCCTCTTACTGATACTGGTGGAGGTGGAAGTCTTTTTGATGTTCGTTATCAATTACGATTGAATGACCTCTATGATTTTTCTTCAACCTCAATTATGCATTATCAACAAACAATGCAGCACCTAGATTTTCTAGAACATATTCTTGTAGGTGAAACACCTATTCGTTTTAATCAACACCAGAACCGTCTTTACATTGATATGGATTGGCGTAACAAGATGACCGTTGGAGAGTTTATAATTATAGAGTGCTATCGTAAACTTGACCCAACAACATATACTGATATCTTTGATGACATTTATCTAAAACGATATGCAACAGCTATGATTAAAAAGCAGTGGGGTGCAAACCTCTCTAAGTTTAATGGTGTTGCTATGCTTGGCGGTGTTACGATGAACGGTGAAGCGATCTACTCACAAGCGATAGAAGAACAACAGAGACTAGAGGAACAAATTCAATTAGCATTTGAGTTGCCAGTCAACTACATGATAGGATAAAAATATGGCTGTCAATTCTTTTTTTCATACAAGTAATGTTGCATCAATAGCAACAGAGCAAAGTCTGTATAGTGATCTGGTTGCAGAGGCAATTCAGATATACGGTCATGATGTATTTTACATAGATAGAACTATCGTTGCAGAGGACTCTGTTTTTGGAGAGGACTCCCTTTCTGTTTTCAGAGATGCAGCTAAGATAGAAATGTATATAGAAAATGGAGAGGGTGGATTTGCTGGTGAACGAGAAATCATGAACCAGTTTGGTTTACAAAATTTAAGTGAAGCAACATTCGTTGTAAACAAGATTAGATTTCAAGAACTAACAAAACAGATTACAATAGAGTTGGGAACTGATGAAGAAGAGGGTGGTTCTGTTCTTCTAGAAGCAGGAACACTTGCAGAGACAACTACAGACTTAGAGGGAAGTGACTTTTATATTCTATCAGAAACAGATTCAACGGATGCTGATCGTCCTTTTGAGGGTGATGTAATTTTCCATCCTATTCTTAAAAAGATGTTTCAAGTTAATTTTGTAGATCATGACGAGCCTTTCTTTCAGTTGGATAATAATCCAGTATATAAGTTAAGATGTCGTCTGTTTGATTATAGTTCTGAAGAACTTAATACTGGTATAGATACAATTGATGCGATTGAAGATGCACTAAGTACATCTACATCTGAATTCCAGTTTAGTTTGGAATCAAATACAGCCACAGTAAATGCTGTTCAATTAGAACCTAATATTGGTCGTATCATTCATGAGAACGAATCAGACGAACTTGTTGCACAAGAAGATAGTGATATGACAACAACGGCTGGTTCTCTACTTTCAGAGACAGGAGAATACTTAATTCAAGAGTCCTATATATTAGGAGATGGATCGTCTGATAAGAGTGCTCAAAATGAGTTGTTTGACTCTTTAGATGATACAGTAATAGATTTTAGTGAGTCAAATCCATTTGGGGATGTAGGGAGTAGTTAATTATGTTAGGACAACAGTTTTATCATGAAAGTATAAGAAAAGTTATTGTTGCCTTTGGAACAACATTTAATAATATCCAGTTAGTTCGTAAGGACAACGATGGAAAGATAACGCAAACAATGAAGGTTCCTCTTGCGTATGGTCCCCGTCAAAAGTGGTTAGTTCGTTTGAATGAAGATGCTGATCTATCAAAACAAGTTGCGGTTACTCTACCACGTATTGGTTTTGAAATACAAAATTTATCATACGATCCTTCTAGAAAACTGAATAGAATACAAAAATTTAAAAAAGTAAAGGGTGCTGATTCAAATAGACTTGATACACAGTTCATGCCTGTACCTTATAATCTTTCCATACAGTTATACGTCATGGCAAAACAGTCTGATGATGCATTACAAATTGTAGAACAGATATTACCATTCTTTCAACCAGACTATACACTAACTATTAACGACATGGCCGATATGGGAATTAAGAGAGATGTTCCTATTGTATTGAATGATATTAGTTACGAAGATAACTATCAAGGTGACTTTGAAACACGAAGAGCTCTTATCTATACACTAGACTTTACTGCGAAGTTTTATCTGTACGGTCCTGTTACATCTAGTGCAGTTATTAAGACTGTTCAAGTTGATCAATATACTGATATTAAAGATAATGCTCCAAGAAGAGAACAAAGATATAAAGTACAACCTAAACCCTCAAATTCTGATGCAGATGATGATTTTGGATTTAGTGAAGCAACTTCATTCTTTGAGGACGCAAAAATATTTGATCCTGTAAGTGGTACAGATAAGGAAAATTGATAATGGTCAATCCTCTTAAAGAGTTGGACAAAACTCTTGGTATTCTAAGTGACGTTGAAACTCTACAAAAAGAACCTTGGAATTATGAACATAAAAATGAAAAGGTTGTTTCTGTAGATAAAGGTCAAGACATAGAGAGTGACTATGAATACCAAAGACAGAACTTCTATAACCTAGTCGAAAAAGGCACTACGGCAATTGATGGTATATTGTTGTTGGCTAAAGAGTCTGAACATCCAAGAACTTATGAAGTTGCGGGAAACCTTATCAAACAAGTTTCAGAGGTTGCAGAGAAGCTTGGAGACTTACAGGAGAAGATGAAGAAACTTTCAGAGGTTCCTGATAACGCTCCTAAGAATGTCACTAACGCATTATTTGTAGGAAGCACAGCAGAACTTCAGAAAATGATAAAAGGCAATGATTGAAGAGGATTGGGAAGCGTGGGGCGCATTTCCTCAACACAGATGGTTGTTCAATAAATTAGAATTATCGTCTAAATTAAAATATGACTGTGGCCCAGCGTGTTTTCCTATTTCAAACGCAAACACTTACATAATACGTCCTATATACAATTTGTATGGAATGGGCATTGGTGCTCATAAAAAATTTCTTGATCCTAAAATACATGGTGAAGAAATGAAGTATCATAAACATATTCCGCCTGGCTATTTTTGGTGTGAATATTTTGAGGGAACACATTATAGTTTAGATTTTATTCGTGAGGGTAATAGATGGACACCATTTAGTAGTATGATTGGTAGACAAGACACAGAACAAAGTTTATCACGGTTTGTAGAATGGGAAGTTATAACGCCATCTTTTTTTACAGTTGATTTGCCTAAGTGGATTGAAAATATACAAACAGAAAAATACCTAAATATTGAGACAAAGGGAAAAAAGATTTTAGAGATTCACCTACGCAGTGGTAATGACGTAGCTTGGAATTTTAAACCTGGCACTAAAATTATTCCTGTTTGGAAAGGTGTTGATTATAAAGAATATAAGCATTTACCATTTATAGAAAATTTTCATAAGGAAAGTTTTATATATGAAGCAGATGGTAATTTGTCAGATATAAGATTGGGGTACTATGTCAATGAAAAGATTTAAAAGTTACATTAAAGAAAGTTACGAAAACTGGACAAATGAATCTCCTGTAGAGTATTCCCAAAATTTAGAAAAAACATTTGGTGCTCCTGATGAGATGACTAACTCTCAGTTGTGTTGGATTGCAAAAGATGGTTTTAAAAGGATAGTCGTTAAGGATGAGTTTATTCTTCATAGCTCTCCTGCTCCCCATTATGATTTCATTTACTGTTATGTTGATCTACAAGTGCCTAAACAATATGCAGAAGATTTAGCTAAATCAAGTGGTAGTATTTTGATTGATTATTTAAAAGGTGAAGTTGGTGCTAGGTGTGGTTCTATAACTGCAAATGCAACTACTTTAAATTATGTTATGGATGTTGTTGCAGAAAGAGTTAAACCTAGTAAAGAAGAATATGAAAAACGTATTCTAGGAATGATGGCAGATTTTAAAGCAGGGAGAAGGTATGAGTTAGATTGGTGGCCTGATGAAACAGGTGACTCTGACCCAGAAAATCCTTATTATAATTAATGTCTGAATCAGTTTACTTAGGAAATCCTAATCTCAAAAAGGCTAATGTCTCACAAGAGTGGACAGAGGAAGAGATTAAGGAATACGGTAGGTGTATGAAAGACCCTATCTATTTTATTAAAAATTATATCATGATTGTTTCTCTTGATGAGGGTCTTGTGCCTTTTGAGATGTATGATTTCCAAAAGGAGATGGTAGGTACATTTCACAACAATCGTTTTACTATATGTAAATTACCTCGACAGTCTGGTAAATCTACTACTATCATCGCTTACCTTCTACACTACGTTTTATTTAATGCGTCTGTAAATGTTGCAATACTTGCTAACAAAGCTGCGACTGCTCGTGACCTACTAGGACGTTTACAACTTGCCTATGAACACTTACCCAAGTGGTTACAACAAGGAGTAATGTCATGGAACAAAGGTTCTTTGGAGTTGGAAAATGGGTCTAAAATTCTGGCATCTTCTACTAGTGCTAGTGCCGTTCGTGGTGGCTCTTATAACATCATTTTCTTAGATGAGTTTGCATATGTTCCATCAAACGTAGCAGAGCAATTCTTTAGTTCAGTTTATCCTACAATATCCTCTGGTAAGACTACTAAGGTGATGATCGTGTCTACACCACATGGTATGAATATGTTCTATAAGTTGTGGGTGGATGCAGAAGAGCAAAGAAACTCTTATATACCTATTGAAGTACATTGGAGCGAAGTGCCTGGCCGTGATGAGGAATGGAAAGCAGAAACCATAAAGAATACCAGTGAGCAACAATTTAATACTGAATTTGAGTGTGAGTTTCTTGGTTCTATCAATACACTTATATCATCAGCAAAGCTTAAAACTATGCCGTATAGAAAACCAAAACAATCTAATGCTGGATTGGATGTTCATGAACTACCAGAAAAGGATAAAACATATGTTCTATGTGCAGACGTATCAAGGGGAACTGCAAATGATTACTCTGCATTTGTAGTCGTAGATGTATCACAGATGCCCTATAAAGTGGTTGCAAAGTTTAGAGACAATGAGATAAAGCCACTTATATTCCCTGCAAAAATATACGAAGTTGCAAAAGCATATAACCAAGCATTTGTTCTTGTGGAGGTAAATGATATTGGTGAACAGGTTGCAAGCTCACTTCAATTTGATATGGAGTATGACAATCTTATCATGGCATCTATGCGAGGTAGAGCTGGTCAAATATTAGGTGGTGGGTTTAGTGGTGGTAGAGCACAACTTGGAGTGAGAACAACTAAGGCAGTAAAGAAGATTGGGTGTTCTAATCTAAAACAATTGATAGAAGACAATAAACTTATCGTAGAGGATTACGATATTATCAATGAACTATCTACCTTCATAGTTAAGGGTTCATCTCATCAAGCAGACGATGGATGTACTGATGACTTGGTTGCTTGTCTGTTTATTTTTGCATGGGTAACAGATCAAACTTATTTTAAAGAATTAACAGACATGGACATTCGTAAAACCATGATGGCAGAACAACAAGATATGTTAGAACAGGATATGGCTCCATTTGGTTTTATTGTAGATGGTTTAGAGGATGAGAATATAGGAGAGATGGTTGACGAATATGGAACTAGATGGAATCCAGTTGTAAGAGACTATGGTTCAAACTGGTGATTAAATAAACTCTATTAAATCATTATCTACCTTAATCCAACAGTTAGAACACAATATATGGGATATACTTATAAGATGAAATATTTCTTTACGGCTCTCATCATTTGTACCAACTCTCTTTGTTAGTTTTCTTATTTCCGAATCATGTGGATAAAACTTTAAGCACACTGTTTCACTCTCACCGCAGTGTTTACAAGACTTATCTATTAAAAATTCGTTGAGTAATAAGATTCTTTTACGGTAATTTCTACGAGCTACCTTCTTAATAGTCTCTTTATACTTCTCATAATGATCGTTTCCCATATAACTATTTATATGATATAACACTTATAAAAAGGGTTTTTGTAAAGTTTGTTTTTTATAAATATCTGTAACAGAATGAAAAAACAATCTTAATAAAAAGATAAGATGAGGAGTACAGTATGTCTTTTTTAGTTTCTCCTGGCGTTCACGTTAAAGAGATAGATTTAACTAATGTAGTTCCTAGTGTTGATACCACTATTGGTGCTATTGCTGGACCTTTCGAAAAAGGCCCTGTAAGTAAAGTTACTACAATTACCTCTGAGGCTGATCTAGTCAAAAATTTTGGTAAACCTAGTTCAAACAACTTTGAATATTGGTTTACTGCTTCTAATTTCTTAAAGTATAGTAATACTTTAAAAGTAGTTCGTGCAGAAAGCGGTTTCCTAAATGCTGGAGAAGCTTCTGGACTACTAATTCAAAATGATGATGTATACCTTGCAGACTACTTTACCGAAACAGGTGATGGTACAGTAACATCTAATGATTGGTATGCTAGATCACCTGGCACTTTAGGCAACTCTCTACGATTAGAAGTTTGTCCCTCTGCCACTGCATACGAGCAAGATTTGGGTGTAGGTAACTTAGTCAACGGTGCTGGCGCAGTTGGTGATGACACAATCACAGTCGATGACGCTGATGGAAGTGGTTTTGCTTTCCAAGTTGGCGACATGATTAAGTTTCACACAAACGATAGTATCACTGCAACGAGTAACGGTGCAATCACAACAGCTTCTATCAACCTAACAGTTGATGCAAACTCTGGTACGATTGCAGTTGGTAATCGTGTTATTGCAGCAGGAATTGATGAAATAGTTACAGTTAAAACTGTTACTTCTCAAACTGCTCTTATTCTAGATAAAGCAATTACAATTGCAGACAATGTTAGTATGGCATTTTCAACTTATGCTTCAGTAGAGGCTGGTAACAAAGAATATGAAGTTACTAGTATTTCTGGTGAAGTATTGAGTATTCGTTTAAAAGATGATGCTGATGAGGGTGGTCTTCAAACTATTATTGCTGACAACTCTTTCATAACAAGGCGCTGGAGATTTTCTGACAGATTTGATGGTGCTCCTAGAACGTCTGCTTATAATACACAAAATGGTCGAGGTGCTGGTGATGAGATACACGTTGTGGTCTTTGACGGTACAGGCGACATAACAGGATTTGATGTAGATATAGCAGGACAAAGAACTCCTGCTATCATAGAAACCTACGCTAACCTCTCAAAGAATTCTTCTGCAAAAGGACCACAAGGAGATAGTATCTACTATCCAACAGTGTTCTTTAATCAGTCTGATTTTGTTTATTGGGGTGATCATATCGCTGCTGGTACTAACTGGGGAACTGATACAACAACTGCTTATACAGAACTTAAACCTATCACTCTCGTAACATTTACAGGTGGTACAGAT